TTACAACGTTTAATATAAAATTTATAATGATAATCCAATGAAGATTTTCTTTTATTAAAAATTAATGTATTTTTTAATTTTTCAGTATTACTAATTTCAAAAAATATATTATTATTACGACTACTTTCATGTTGAGGAGCAATGTCAATTTCACTGTAGATGGAGAATTTCTTGTTGTCCATTTGATATTTTTTACATGTTTTGTATTTAAATTCATTTTTTACTTGGCAAAGTAACGCTTTTCTTAATTTACCAAAGATCTCCATTTAAAAGTTATAGAATTTACATTTGTGAAATTTGGTGTGGTATATTGAAGTTGTCCAAAATCTGTAATATGGAATTGAATACCGGTATCATCTCCGACGTATGTTTTTATAATTTCCCAATCGACACCTTTATTAACACCTCTTATATGAAAGTTGGAATATAAATTAGTACCAGATGTTAAAATAATACGTGTACAAAGATAAATATCAAAACTCCAAACAGAATTATCAAAAACAAGATCTGTAATATTTGCAAAAACAGCTTGATTATTTTGTGCAGTGAATGTAGAAGGTGAGAATTTATCATGTGGATGAGGAGTCATATCAGAACCATTTACATAAAGATTTGTTCCAACATATAATTTTTTAGAAATACCTGCTCCACCTAATGTAGTAAATGTTCCTCCGGATGTAATACTTATTGCATCAGCAGTATGAGAAATACTTATACCACCAGATAAAACAAAACTTGCTGAAGAGCTGTTTATGGATGGTTCTGTAGATACATTTGTTGCTTTTGAAAAAAGTATTGGTATATAATCTGTAAATGAAACATTTTGTGTAGGATTATTATTAGTTGAACCAAATTCGAATACATTAGTTATTTCATTAAATACTAAACCTATATATGGTTTATTATAAATAGAAACTGAATCTCCAATAGATGGATTTTGTGAGTTCCATTCGCTAGAAACAGATGCTATTTTAGTTGTTCCATTATAACTTGTAATTTTTCTTACTTGATTTGAACTAAAACCAGAAACAATTTTAATCCATTGTCCATTATAATAGTCGTTTAATGCATTTGCTGATATAGGTAATTTTATTTGTGTGTTTGACATACCAGATTGATCAGGTAGTGTAAAGGAGGATGATGCTATATCTCCTACAACATCTCCTAAAGAAGTATCATTATCTTCTTGGTAACGTTGAATAACAAAACCAGAATCACTTGATCCAGATGGTCCAGAATTTAATACTAGAATATTATCTTTGACAAGTGTATTTGTAGTATCTACACTTGTAGTAGTTCCATTAACTGTAAAATTTCCTGTTACAACTGTATTTCCAAATATATTCATGTTACCTGAAATTCCAACACCTCCTGAAACAATTAAAGCTCCTGTACTACTATTATTACTAGGTGTTGTAGAATGTAATACTATGTCTCCACCAATAAATGCATTTTTAGCTATAGAAACACCACCATCTACTGTTACACTTCCACCATTCGATACTGATATAGCTCCAGATGTACATTTTATACTTAATCCACCATTTAAAACTATTGAAGCACTTTGATTAGATGTACTTTGTGTACTATTATTAAAAATAATTGTACCATCGTTATTATTTATAACTATACTTTTTTCAATTTCATTACCAAGTGAATTATATCTACTAATAGAAAAATCATGTGAACTATTAGCTTTATTTAATGAAAAACGTTTTACTAAAAATTCATCATAGAAATTAATTAAAGATTCTATAAATTTTGTATTACCATAATAATTTGATGTACCGTAAATATAATCTGAACCACCAATATATACATCTTTACCTATACTTGCTCCACCTGGAGTTAAAAGAGCTCCTCCATTTGATATATTTTGAGAATTTGTATCTGCTTGAATAACAATTCCACCAAAAGTGATTAAAGAACCTGTACTTAAATTTTCAGCATCGTCAGCTGCCGTTAATGTAAGATAAGCATAAGTACTTGAACTACTTCCACTACCATTAATAGAGCCTCCTACATAAAGATCTCCGCTAATGGAACCACCACCTAATACAGTTAAACCACCGCCGTTACCGACTCCTGTAGCATCTTCTCCAGAACCTATAGATAATCCTCCACTAATTACAACGGCACCTTCCAATGAAGATGTAGATGGAGTTGTATTGTAAAAATGTGCAACTCCATCAACCATAACATTACCTCCTATTCCTGTGCCACCTGCTACAGTTAAACCACCACCACATGTAGATGATATTGCACTATTTGTATTAGATATAGATAATCCACCGCTAATTATAAAAGCACCAACTGAACCATTAATACTTTGAGTTGTATTTGAAAAGGTAACTATTTCATTTACATGCAATGTTCCATTAATATCTAAATTATAATCTGGAGATGATGTATTAATACCTATATTACCAGATGTATGAATTGATAATTGATCCAAGTTATTATTGTTTGTATAAAGAACGATTCCCTTTCTATTACCAGAACCATTATTATTTGTAGAAATAATATAATTTCCATTTGTATTTTGATGTGAAATTGTAAAACATTCAAAATCGTCTAAAGAATCATCTGTATTTAAACTATAAAGTGAAAATTGAAAGGGATATGAAATGAGATTACCTGTAGTAGAAAACATTTTAAATGAAGTATATTTATTGTCATTAGTTGACAATTGAAGAGAAGAAAATATAGAATTTGAAAAGGTTGTTAAATAAGAATTATTTACATCAAGACCTGTTCCTATAATTACATTTTTACTTATAGCTGCACCTCCACCGATAGTTAAACATCCACCATTTTCAGAATTGACTGCATCTTCAGTAGAATTAATACTTAATCCACCATTTTGTAAAACAACAGCTGCTGTATCCGGATCAGATGATTTAATATCTGAATAAAAATGAGTACTTCCATTTTTTTTTAACAAGATTTGATTTACAATACCTGATTCTAAAGAAATATCTTGAAAAAGACCACTTCCAGAAATCTGAGAAGAAAATACATATTTATTATTATCATTATCCCATCCTATTTTTAAATATTCACTTGTAGAAACATCATTTGGTAATCCATAATTATAAATACAAATGTCATTGTTTTGTGTATTGTTACCTAAATTTGTAAAAAAATTAACACTTGAATTGTCATTTGCACTTTTAAATGATAAACTAGTATCATTTCTACCTCCTCCAATGACAGAATAACTTTGATCTTTTCCTTTAAAAACAACTTCGTTTGTACCGTTTATACGAAATACTTCATTGTCATCATTTGCATAAAAAATATGATTCCCAGATGTATTAGAAGTTTTATAAAGTAAAGAATTTCCATTTGTGTTTCCTATGCAAGAAAATGAACCATCTAATGTATGTAAAACTAATTTATTACTTTTGTCATTATTTTCTTGATCTATGTAAATAGATTCTCCTACGATTAATTTTTTATTTATTGAAGCTCCTCCAAGAGTAGTAAATGAACCACCATATGTAGATGAAACTGAATCTGTGCTATTTGATATACTTAATCCACCAGATAAAACAAAAGATCCTGTACTTCCATTGGTTGACGGTGTACTATTAAGAATATTCAAGATTAGATTGAAATCTACTTTATGAGGATAAAAAAGAGTATGATCAAATATACCAATGTTTCCTTCAGTATTTGTAATTAAAAGATCATTGTTATTCATAGACAAAGAACTAAAGGATGTATCTGAGGAGTTTGATAAAGTTAATCCATCTGATCCTGTATAACGGATTTCTAAAAGATTAGCTTTTACAGATTTAGCAACATTTATATTTTCTCCAACGGAAACACCACCAGCAACAGTAAGAGCGCCTCCATTTGATGCATTTTGGGAATTTTTTGAACAATTAATCGAAATTCCTCCTTCAATAAAGAGAGCACCAGTGCTAGAATTTGTACTTTCAGCTGTTATATTAATAGATAATGATTGATTTGATAAATCAAAACGTGTATTGACACCATCTGGACTTAGATAAAATGAGTTATTATCTAAATATAATCTTTTTTTCGAAAGACCATTTACACTAAATATATTTGTTGAACTATCTAAATTAAAATTTCCTCCTACAAAAAGATCTTTCATAATACCTACACCTCCTCCTACAGTAAATGCACCACCTGATGTTGAACTTGTGGAATTAAATGTAGTATTAATACCTATTCCACCATTAGAAATAAAAGAGCCTGTTAACATACTATTACTAATAGTAGTATCACCAATAATCACATTACCACTTTGAATTAATAAATCTTGCAGAGGTTCGACTGTTATTGTTTTTAAACGTATATTAGCCATTATTTATATGCAAATATAATTTATTTTTGAATCAAACTTTAAGAACAAATATAAATAAAAAAGGGATAACTCTTACAATTCGTTCTATATAAAATAAAAATAAATCTGTAATATAATAAAAGGATGTTTGAACGACCTATTTTATTTTACAGTGATTATTGTGTTCATTCTACTAATTTTATCAATGCATTAATGAAGCATCAGGATATATTTGATGCATTCATTAGAGTAAATATTGATATTGATCAAAAAACAAAAACGAGACCTGATATATTTTATACTGTTCAAAATACATTAAAATATAAAATAGTAGAAGTACCAACTATAGTTATAATGGGTGGAGAATACATTTTAAGTGGTGTTGAGGCATTTAAATGGTTGGAATCACAGATAAAAAGTGATGAACCTGAAGAGTTAACTGGATTTAATCCTATAGAAATGGGCTCTTTTTCAGATAGTTATTCTTCTTATGGATCAAAGGGATTAAATGATGATGTAAGGGAGCAAACATTTAAATTTATAGGAAAACCAGATGCAAAGATAAATACTCCAGAAGAAACTGGTGGAAATATATCAAGTGAGGAATATAATTTAAAACAAAGAGAAAGAGAAAATTTTGGAAATACTAATGCAGGTCAAAATACGTTTCATTTAGATAATTCTATAAAAGCACCTCCTATGAATTTAGATAGATCTCTTTTTACAAATAATAGAAATAATCCAAATATTTCTCAAAAACAAAAGGATTTTGATAATCGTTATCAACAAATGTTGGCAGATAGACAAAATATGTAATTTTTTTTAATTTAAAAATAAAATTCATTATTCAAAAAATGGATAATGAATCTGATAAATATGTTATATTTTCTACTATATTTGGTATTTTGTTAACGATAAGTGAATTATTACCTTATATAAAAAGTATAAAAAGCAATGGAATATTAGAATTTATATTGGAAACATGTTTTTTATTATTAAAAAAAAGAAAATCGTATGACGATAGACAAAATGATGATGCGTCGGAACGGTTACTAGAAGATTTAATAGATAATGGAATAAGTAATAGAAATGAGATAAGTAATATAAATGGAGATATAAGTAATGTAAGTAATATAAAAAAATCTTTAACAATTACCTTTACCGATGGTAATAAGGGCACCTCTGAAAATATAACTATAACTTTTAATTCACCAAAAGAAATAAAGATTTTTTAATTTTTACAATAAAAACATAAAAGCCATAAAAAATGTAGGTGACAAGGTATTAACATGTAACATATTTTGTTTGAACACTTGAAAACATACCTGGATAGGATGGGTCTTCATATCTATAATGAACATGGCTTTCTAAAACTTTAGGTTGCATAAATGGTAATTTACGGTTTACTTTATAAGAAGATGGGCAGAGTATAGGGAATGAAACGTTTCCTTTATCATCAGATTTAACCATACCGCTACTACCAAATCCTTTATATGCTTCTTTAGGATCTTCAAAAATATTAGTTGATGGATTTGATCCCCAATAAAGAACATTTACATTAGGTGGTAAATCAGTTAGATCTACATTTATTATTTTTCCAGTAATGTTTTCGTCTTTAGTTTGAGGAAATGGTATAAAAGTAGGTGCTAAAAATGGTAAGAAAAAGTCTCTATTTGTTAAATAATAAAGGCCAGATAATCCTATAGCAATACCTAACGCTGACAATATATTTTTATCAGTTGTAAAAAAATTAAATGCATTTTTTTTAAATCCGTAAATAGAAATGTAATTAATAGCTCCAATTAAAAGTAATGCTTTGGATAGAAAATGCAAATACATATATGTCATTTTTTTTTTAATATATAAAAATATTTTAATTATATGTATTTTTGTATAATTTAATTAAAATAAACATTTAAAGTTTTTTAACAGAAATTTTGTAAGTTTGTGCTCCATAAGATAACATACTAGACATTGAGTTAACTCCTGGATAAATAGTTAAAACACTTAAAATTTTGGAACATTCTCCTGAAACGGCTTCAGAGAAGGCGGATGATTTTTCAGGTACTTCTGAGTTATCGATGATTGCTTGATCAAAGTTGTTAGTAAAAATTAATTCATACTCAAAGTTGAATGATGACATATTTATTTATATTATTACTAAATATAAAAAATTTACTAAAATAAATAAAATAAATTTCTAATTAGTTTATATATTCCCATTTACATTCATTTATTATTTTTTTATCATTTATAATATTTTCTAATTTTTTATAACCAATACCAGTTTTAACACATACTTCTGTTATAGATTTATATATAGTTGTTTTGTTATTATTAATATTTGTACTTTTTATAGATTTTGCTTTTTTGCTCCATTTTGTTGGTAATTCGAAATTTTTTAATAAATCTTCTGGACATTCTGTAATTTTCATAAAATACGAATTATCAAAAGCTGTTTTATTATCGATTATAGAATATATTTTTTGATTACCAATTTTATATTTTGATCTTATTTCAGTTATTCCGCGAAAACATTCTACAATTTCTGTTTGATCCAAATTTACTTTTAAAATATAATTATTTTCAGGTTGATTAGAACTAACTGTTTCTTTTATATTATTAACAATATTTTGGTTTTGATTATGTTCAACAAAAAGCCATCTTGATCCTTTGTAAATTAGATTATTTTTAATTGCTCTTTGTATAGATGCTTTTTCATAATTTGTATTTTCGCGTAATACATGAATCATACTAGGGTACAAGTTTTTAATAACAGATAAATTATCAGGGTCAATTTCTTGAATTTTTCTCCCCCTTGTTCCTTGTCCAGAAGTAATTTGTTTAGATGGAAATTGTTGTGAAATTATTATTTCGTCGGAATTATTTTGTAAACTATTTTGTATATTTTTTAAAATAACATTGTTTTCTTTTAATAAATCTATTATTTCGGAATAATTATCTTTATTTATATAATTTGTGCTAGTTGATTCATTCCAAAACATATATTTATCGTATGATTGGATTTCTTTTTTTACAATTCCAACTAATTGATTATAATTAAATTGTTCACTTAATTGAACAACTTCTTTTGAAAGATGATCTTTAATTTTTTTTCTATAAATATGTTCTCTAACTGCAACTAAAATATTTTGTTCAACTTCTCTGTAATACTTGCATTCAAAAAAGTCAGTAAATATACATTTACCAAAAACGTCTTTTAAATTATTTTTTCTCACACTTATATCATTTGTTGATCCTATTTTTATTTTATCATCGTCAATTTCTGCTAAATAGATACATTTTTTTGATTTAAATTTATCTATTAAAAATTTATGTTTATCATCTTTGCTTTTTTGTTGATATTCACTTTCTTTATTTTCTAATTGATTATCTTTTTCTTGTACTAAAGCCTTTTGTTCTTCTATTACATTTTGTTGTTCTCTTAATAATAATTTTTGAGTTTCTATTTCTTCTTTAATAATTTTATTATAGACATTTTCTAATTTAACATAATATTTTCTAATTTCTTTTCCTTGTGGAGTTTTAATCATCATACATAAATTTTTAAATGTATCTATATTCAACATTATAGTTTCAGTTGCAAATTGACCATGCTCCGAAGGGAGCACGGTGATTTTATAATCTTCGTCTTTAGTAAAATTATTCTCAAGTGTTCTTTTTGCATTCTTTTTATGAGCAAAACCTATCATTTTTAATACATTTTCAAGATTAATAGGATATTGATTTGTTGGATGATAATTCATATATATATAAAAATTTGCTATATACCATCTACTTTCTTCTTCTGTAAATGTTTTATCCAATTCTTTAATCATTTTAGTTTGAACATTTAATGAAATATTATTATTTTTTGATACAAGTGTTTTAAAATCTACAAATTCAGTTTTAACTATTTGATTCATTTGGTTATATTTTGATAACTTTATTTATATTTAGTATATAAAGTTATATTTAAATTAATTTTTGAACGAATTTTTTAAACGTATTTATATTCAACATTATAGTTTCACTCGCAAATTTACCGTCATCCGTACGGATGACGGTTGTACCACCTAATTTATTTCGTAGGTTTTCATCAGAACGGATGAAAACTATTTTATAATCCTTATTTTCAGTAAAATGTTGTTTTAATAATCTTTTTCCATTCGCTTTGTTTGAAAATCCTATAAATTTCCATACATTATCCAAATTTACAACAAAATCATCAACTGGATGATAATTCAAGTATAAAAACAAGTTTGCTACATACAATTTTTGTTCTTCTTCAGAGAAATGGTGTTGTAGTTTATCTATTAATTTAGTCTTGTCGTAAATTTGAATAGAACTAGTTTGTATAAGAGTTTTTATGTCAACAGGTGTTTTGATCCTTTCCATTTTTGTGGTTATATATTTATAATCTTTAAATAGATTTAATTAAATAAACGGATTCTTATTATTTAATTAAAATATAGACCTTGCCGTCCTTTATGTAACTTGGAGAACTTTTAGTAATAATAAATAAAAATTAATTTATTGCTTTATAATAGCTGCGTTCAAAATGAATAATAAGGAATTAATTTTGATAATGGATAATTTACCAGTCGGAATTCTTCGCTTTGATAAGGATAGGACATGTATATATGCAAATAAATTTGTAATGAATTTATGTGGTTCCGGTAATAAATGTAATAATACATTAAAAAAAATGGTGGATTTAATTCATCCTGATGATAAAAAACAAGAAATGGAAATATGCAAGAATTTTTTAGAAAACAAAGGAGAATGTCAAAGTACATTTCGAATTTTTAATAAAGGATTAAATGAATATAGATGGGTTACAAATAAACGTACGTTCATAAAAAACAAAGAGATCTTTATGTACACTATTCAAGATATTAATGAAATTAAATTATTAGAAATAAAATTAAGAAATGAAACCATAAAAGCAGAGGAAGCTTATAATCACAAGTCGATATTTCTTAGCAAAAATCATCATAATCTCAGGACACCACTCAATGGTATAGTAGGAATGATGACATTATTGGAGGATACGCATTTATCGGTTGAGCAGCAGGATTATGTCAATATGATAAAAGAATGTTCATTAAATTTAATGTCAATTATAAATGATATATTAGATTATTCCAAGTTAGAGGTAGGTAAACTATCATTAGATATAAAAACGATGAATTTACTTGAATGTATAGAATCGACGAATGATATAGTTTTATCAAAAATATATGAAAAATCGTTAGACTATACATATAATATAGATTCAAATATTAACGAGTATATAGAAGGTGATATGAATCGTTTAAAACAGGTTTTGTTAAATTTAATAAGTAATTCTATTAAATTTACAGACAGAGGAAATATCTTTTTAAATATAACAGAAATAGATTGTGACACTTTTTTAAAATTAAAAAAATTACATTTTCATGAAAAAAAAGAAGATAAAGAAGAAAATGAAGATAAATCGTATGATTTATTTATACGTTTTGATATAGCAGATACTGGATGTGGTATTTACAAATCAGATAAAAAAAAGTTGTTTAAATCATTTAGTCAAGTTAGTAATGGAGATAATCCTAAATTAGAAGAAGGAACTGGATTAGGTTTAGCTATAAGTAAAGAACTAGTTGAATTAATGGATGGTGTAATTTGGTTAGACAAGAGTGAAGTGAATTCTGGTTCAACATTTTCTTTTATAATACCTGTAAATAAAAGTTCAGAAGAATCTATAAGTTGTGATTCTAAATCAGATTTTATTTTGAAAAATTCAAATGTATTAATAGTAGATGATGTATTGCATAATAGAATTTCTTTATCTACAATGGTTACAAAATGGGGGATGAAGGCTCATTGTTTTAGTAATGGAGAAGAAGCTTTACATTTTACTAGATTAAAACATTTTGATATAGGATTAATTGATATATGTATGCCAAAAATAGACGGATATCTTTTTGCTCAAAAATTAAGAGAGCAAAAGGAATATAATAATAAATCAATACCTTTAATAGCATTATCTTCATTGGGTGATAAAGAAGTATCGAAATCGAAATATTTTAAAAGTTATTTAATAAAACCAGTAAAAGAATCAAGATTAAAGAAATTATGTATAAATTTTTTACACGAAAGAAAAATAGATAACATTGATATTAAAGATGAACAAGATAACAATGATAAAAATGATACAAGTGATAAAAATATGACATTAGATAGTTATATAAATAAGAATAATTTGTCTGGATTAAAAGATAATGTAAGAATCTTGATTGCAGAAGATGTTTATATTAATCAAAAAGTAGTTGTAAGTTTTTTAAATAAGCTTGGTTTTACAAATATTCAAGTTGTAGATAATGGTAAAAAATGTTTAGATTTAGCTTTAAATAATAACTATGATATTATTATTTTAGATATAAAAATGCCTGTAATGACTGGCGATGAAGTATTAAAAATATTAATAAAAGAATATAAAAAAGATCAAAGACAAAAACCATTTATTATAGCCGTTACAGCTTATTGTTTACGAGAAGACAGAGAAAAATATTTGTTAATGGGCTTTGATGACTATATACCAAAACCTGTATCAATAGATGATATCAAGAAAAGTTTAAATACTTATGTAGAATCTTTATTAAAAAATTAAACAAGGTTATGTATATTTTCATAATTATTTATATGAATATTTGACAACATTTTATATAAATTAGATAAATCTAAAGTATCTTCAGGGTCGTTTTTGATAATATAATCAAATTGGTCATCTTGTACGTCATCTAAATCGCATTCTGAAATATGGCTACCAAGTAATTTATATATGTCTTCTTTTCCATTGGATTCTTGTAAAAGTCTTTGATGATTTCTTTTGGGTGCATGAATTCTTATTAAAAATGTATTTTTTTGTGACTTAAACCATTCTAATTCATTTTTAAATCTAATGTCGCATGTAGTAATTGCGTTAACTCCTCTCATTTGTAATATTTTAATCCAATTATTGTAATATTGTATCCAAATATCTTTTCCAAAAACATTTCTTCCGAGTTCTGTTCCTTCTTCTTGTAATAATTTTCTAGTATGTTGATTTTTTTTAATAAAAACATCTTCGTATGAAACTCCTCTTTTTGTCATGACGTTTATTTTGATTTGATCTGCAAGAGATATTTGTAATGTCTTTAATTTTAATTTGTGTTCTAAAAAAGGAGTGATATAATGTTCAGTGATAAAATCTTTACCACAACCCATTTTAGAAGAAATTCCTATAATAATTGTCTTGTTCATTTAATAATACACTATTAATTTTTTTTTTCAGTTTTTGTTCAAGACAAATTGATAATTATAACCAATTAATATTAATACTTCTTTGATTTCATTGTCTAATACTGATTTATGTAAATTAGTTTTAATTAAAATACATTTTGGAAATGTATCCTTTTTTTTTACACATATATAATCAATTCCCGGGATAACTACTGTTAATAATCTATTATACAATTCTTCAATATAAAATCTAGAATTATCTATAAACAAATAATAATATTCAGAATCTCTATTTTGTTTCCACCAATTTTGTATAGATGCATTTTGTCTTTTTCTTGTTTTTTGATTGTTCCACCATTTTTGAATTATAATAGCAGAACGAGTGTCATTTACTACCTTGCCGTCTAATATTAAAGGTACTTTACATGGATCATTGTATGTTGTAGAAAAAGATTTTCCATCATTAGAATAAAAAACCCCCATAAGATCTTTAAAAATGATAAATTAAAATTTTTTAAATTAAATTTTTTTAAATTAAATTTTTTTAGATATTTGTATTTGTATAATTTTTTATAGAATCTTCTAAAATTTCTTTAACAAGTAATAAATCAGCTTCTATTTTTGTCAAACAATTTTTAAAGTCTGTAGAATATGCTCGTTCTGCTTTACGAATTAAATTTGTACTATGATCTAATACAACTGTACATCCAGAAGATGTTTTTAACACTTTTAAATATTTTTCAGACAACATTTCATATTTAATTTTCGAAACAGAAGTTTTTAATAATCTTTCATAACGTTCTTTCATTTCATTCATACTTTGTATAATAACATTTTCTTTATATTCTTCTAATAAATTTGTATGCTCTTTATGTAATTCCGTATATCTATTCTCTAATTCTACAAATCGTTGATATAAATCTTGTTTATCTGCTTCTTTCATTATATAAACGTTTTAAAAAAAGTTTAATTAAAAAGTTTAATTAAAAAGTTTAATTAAAAAAAATAATAAATGAACAAACGGAGTGTATAATTTAAAAACATATCAATCTAACAAAAGTAAACTAATTTTAATTAAATTAATTATATTATTATTTAATTAAAAATATTTATCTTATAATTTTTATTATATTTTATATTAAATTCTTTAGCTTTTTCATTATAAGCTTTAGCTGCATCAATTTCATTTTCAAACGTTCCCAATCTTATAACTTTTTTGTTTAATATAATTTGTGAAATAAATTTTCCATTTTTACGTTTTACAACACCTACATATACACTTGACTTATTTTCTACTAGACTAGATTTTAATTCATTATATATATTTTTTTCAATAGTTACATAATTTTCAATATCATTTAAAGTATAATTTGTATCATAATTATTGTTAAAATACAAAGCTTGTTGATTATACATTTTAGCACATTCTAATTCGTCAGTATGATGTCCTAAATTAATATGTTTTAGTTTAAATCTCATTGACACCACAAAATGTTGTCTAGTATTATCATAATGCACACCGATATATTTTGAAGATTTTTTTTCTAATACTAATTTTTTATTATCATTAGGAATATTTCTTGGATTTGGAATATAATCATCAACTTTATTTAATATATAATTTGTATTACAATTTGTATTTAGATAACTTGCATAATCATTATAAGCTTTAGCTCCATCCAATTCTGTATTGTGATAGCCTAAAAAATAAGACTTGTAATCTTTTACAAGTTCAGATCTCCATTTATTTCTTCTTTTCTCCCAAAAAACTCCATTGTAAAGTCCAATTTTTTCTTTTTCTGAAATTTCATTCTCAATTTCTTGCTCTAAAACATCTTTTGTTTCTTGTTCTTCTTCGTCATTTGTATCAACGAAACGATGGTCGTCTCGATACTGTTTTATAAATTCTAAACATTTAACAATAGTATTTATAGCATTTTCTAATTCCATTTCATTTTTAAAAAAAAACCACTCTGCACGTTTTTTAATTCTATATGGCTTTAACATTAATTGTATGGTTTTTTCAGCAGATTCCATATCGATTGTTTCAAATTGTCTGTCAATTAATAAACTAATTTCACTTGAAGCAGTATTTAAACCACTTATCCTATTCATTGGTTTTTTAGATTTACCAATTTTATATCTACCAATTTTAGCAGTTTCTTTTATAATATAAATATATCCAGATTCCTTAAAAAACCCTTCTGTTTCTGGTTTACTTTCCAACATTTCTATTTTTTCTTTTTGTTCTTCTAATAATTTTTGAGTATTTTCTTGTATCAATTTTTGATTTTCTATTTCTTCTTTAATAATTTTATTATAAATATTTTCCAATTTTACATAATATTTACGAATTTCTTTTGATTTTTCTGTCTTTACCAACATACACATATTTTTAAATGTATCAATGTTAAGCATAACTTTTTCTTTTGGTCTTCCACCTAAATTTTTTAATTTTAGGTTTTCGTCTTTAGGGACTAAAACCTCTTCGTCATATAAATTATTAGTATTTAGGTTTTCATCTTTAGGGATTAAAACCTCATTAGTTTTGACCTGCTCGTCTTTAGGGACGAGCAGGATTTTATAGTCGTCATTTACTACAAAATTATTTTTTAATGTTCTTTTAGCATTTTCTTTATTCGCAAATCCAACTAATTTAACTAATGTATCTAAATTGATAGGAAAGTCATTTGTCGGATGGTAATTCATATAAATATACAAATTCGCTATATACCATCGTGATTCTTCTTCAGTAAATTCTTTAGTAAGAGTTTCAATCATTTTAGACTGTCCATTTAATGTTAATGTAGTACTATTTTTAATAAGTTTGTTAAAATCGACAGATTCAGTTTTAATAATCTGGTTCATTTATTGATATTATAGTATAGATATTTATTTTTAAATAGGTTTTAAAACGTAATTAAAAACAAATGATATGATGTAAGGATTACGTACTACGTACTTTATTGATTCCATTCTAATGTATCATCTTGGTAATTTCTAGATTGGTATAATTTATAAAACATCTTTTTAAGAGCAGAATAGTGAGGTTTTTCATCAAAATCTAAATTTTTTACATATTTTAAAAATATAGTAAATTCCTTTGGCATTCCTGAACAAAGATCTTCAACAGAAGTTTTATCCTTTTTTTCACCAATCAATTCATAACGTTTATTCTTGTCTTTATGTTTTATTCCTTGCCACGGTAATTTTTCTTTATAAAGATAAACTAATAAGTAGCCAATGGATTCTAAATCGTCTTTTCTTGACTGTTCTCTTCCTTTATGTGAAGAGATGCTTGAATATCTTGCAGTTCCACAGAATTTTTTGTTTTCACAATATGAAATATGTTTACCATTTTTCTTGACGTATTTTTTAGCTAAACCAAAATCTATACAAAATAATTTTGTTGGATCTGTATAACCTAATGCAAAATTGTCTGGTTTAATATCTCTATGTATAAATCCTTTACTATGTATATGTTTTAAAACAGAAATCATAGAAATAGCCAATGATATAATAGTTTTCATATTAAATCTTTTATGTTTGTTCAAGAGGTCTTCTAAAGAAGATCCCAATAAATCCATTGCTATAATTTTTCTATCATTGTATTTAATTACTTTCATTTTTGCTACACCATTTTCTGGATCAGAAATGTGTTTATATACCTTTGCTTCTTCTAATAAAGATTGAAGACCATCTCGTTCATCGTTTAATATGGGTATTTTTAAAGCTACTAATTCGCCTGTTTTTTTATGTTTTGCTTCAAATACATCACCAAAGGATCCTGAATTTATATATTTAGTAATTGTATAATGATTAATATCAGTTCCTATTAATTTATGAATTTTTTCTAATTCTTTTTTATTCATTCACTGAAAATCTGATATATATAAATAAAAAAGGATCGGAATAATAACCTACCGTAGTAATTAATTAAAAAGTTGTATTAAATTTTATAATTAATTATCTTTAAATAAATGTTTGATGTATATTTTTTTAGTTTTTTCATTAACTGTTATTTATCTGTCTGTTGGTTTTGCATATATAAATGTATGTGCAATAAACAAGGTTGGTTGCATATTCTCATGAGCGAGACCACCTCCAGCTGCATTAATAGTAATACCTGTTAGAGCTGAAATTGTCTGTTGAAAAATCTCTTGATTATCAGCTAAATCACCACCACCAACTTCTAAACTCTGATTATTTGAATTATTATAATAACCGTGTGTGTGACCAGTATCAGTGATTCCGTGAGTATGCGATGGCATTTCAGGAATGCTTAATGTATGAGTTTCAGTACCAACATAACTACCTTGAGTTCTATTTGTTAGACCACTACCTGCACCTATAGTACCTGGTACTCTTCCTTGCAAGTCTGGTAATTTAAATGTAGTTCCACTAGAACTTCCAAAATTAGTCCCTATTAACTGGAATAAAAGTGGATAATCACTTCTATTTAAACTTCTACCATCACATATTAACCAGCCGTTGTGATCATTTAGTACAACAGATTGTTTGATATCACCAATTCTTGTAGGTCTAACATAAGTCCAATTGTCGACTTCAACGTTATAAATTTTTATAGCACCGTATTCTTTTAAATTTGTTCTGCTTTGCATTTTATAATATATACCAATATATTTTTTTTTTTAAACGCACCTATTAATTATGAAAAAATAATAAACATTTATCGGCAAAGAAGCTTTAATGTACTAGAAATTTTATATTTAGTATATACCTCTACCGTCTCCGACTTTAATCGGCAAGGTATTTATATTTTTCTTAAATAAGAAAAGTCTGAATAGCAGCATTTTGTATTATATTAGACGAATCACTTGACGTAATTGTGTAATCTGAAGAACTTGAAGAACTTGAAGAACTTGAACTGCTTGAAGAACTAGAAGAACTACTAGAAGAACTTGAAGAAGAACTTGAAGAAGAACTTGAAGAAGAACTTGAAGAACTAGATGATGGTGATTTTTTTGTTTTTCTTTTTTTATTCTTTTTATTCTTTTTTTTTATATTTTTTATCACTGGCATTTGAATTGGAGGGTTATTTGACATTTTTTAGTTTTTATACTATTACAAAATAAAAAAAAAATACGTAATTCGTGTTTTTTAAATAAAATAAATAAATCAGGCAATATGTAAAAACTGATCTACGATTAAAATGTTATGTGTTGTTATGTGTTGTTATGTGTTGTT